TGCTGTAGAACAGTGCGCCAGAACAGACTATGTTTTCTTTCATACGTTATTATAACAACTTATGTGAGTTTTATCAAGGGGTGGTTGCGTCTGTGCTGGCATCATATCCTGTCGCCCCGCCGTCAAGCACTATGCTCCAATTACCAGCGGTGTACACACCCTCGTAAGATTTAACCCATTCCGTGCCGTTGAACCTGTACTGTATTCCGGTGTTTAGGTTGGTCACGTAGTGCTGTGTTGAGTCTGGGTTCGAAGCGTCAAAGGCCACGTTCCACTTGCCCGTTGAACTGTTGTACTCTATGATGTCTCCCACGCTGGCCACCAGTGTGCCCCATGTGTCGCTCTGGTATGTTGCAGTGCTGTCCCCCACATCATTTATGACCAGATACCTATCACCGTTCGCGGGTGTGCCCGGATTGAATGTGGCAGGGTTTATGATCTTCTTCACCGCAGTCAGTGAGTTGGTTGGGATGGTATCAGAATCGATGCTGTATAACAAAATGGTGTCATCCAATGTGGTTGTTGCTATAGTACCTATGATTTCATTCCCGTTTGGCTGTTTCAATCTGATCTGTGACGTTCCATTCGTGACCTTGCCGTACTGGTCCAACAACACCTTCCAGTTCACGGCAGGACCAAATGTTTCAAAGGGGTCATAATTGCTTGGTGCGTTGGCTCCTGTGTGGAATCCGTCTCCACCCGAACTGACATTTACCCCTGTGGTTCCCAACAGTCTTAATTGATTACCTGTGACTAGCAATCCAAAGTTGTTTGGTGTCACGTAACTTCTTGACATCAATTCGCCATCGATCAATCCTTTTGCTATGCCACCGTCGTCGTCGTATATGCTCATGATGATCTTCTGTATCACGCCCAGTTTCTTGACTTTCACAGGCGGTGACAACCATATCGGCATGCTGAATGTCAGCGTGGCCACATCTATCTCTGAATCCGCACCAACAGGTATAGTCCTCGAACTGAAGGTCACACCCGTCAGTTCCACGTAACTTAAACTGGTCCAATCTATGTAGTTGTCAGACTTCTGTATCTCGAAGTCTGGATTGAACAGATATAATATCTGTTCCATAATCTGTAGTTTCTGATCCGTGTTTGAACTCCATATGTCTGCCGTGACTTCTAACCTGAAAGGCGATGGCATCACTTTCTCTATGGTGTATCCAGCACCCAACTGATTAGTGTATTCTCCGGTCGATTCGTCGTATGCACGTTCTTTCAAATGCTGTTTTTCTATGTGATAGGGATTTTGCATCCTATCCCTGTCATAATTCAATTCCCTCACGTAACAGGCTATCTTTGGTGCGTAGGCCAAAGCGTTCTCGGAGTTGTTACGTATGATGTTGGCCACCTGTCTAGTAGGATCACCGTAAACAACAGGCACTGCCCTGAGTTGAACCTGTCCGTCTGACCCTTTACCGGTCTCCACAGAGAAGTTGCTCAATATCCTAATGAATTGAGTAAGGAATTTCCTGACCTGTCCTTCGTAAAAGTGTAGCATTCTTAATTGTCAGCCTTTGGTTTCAATGCGTCTGTGAGTGCTTGTCTCTGTCCAACAGTCAATCCATTAATGGTCGAACTGGTTGAATTATTAACAAAACTTGTTTTATAGTTGGCACGTGAATCATTGTTTGTTGTAGTTATTCTAACCGAATCCTCTATTTTGACCCATCTGGTTCCATCGAATCGGAACAACCTGTTTGGTAGGTAATCGGTCCTCAAGAAGTAGTCGCCCTTGTCAACATTTGACGTTGGGAACGAGATACCAAATCCCGCCGGGTTGCCGTTTGGTGCCACACCATCACCGTCTAGGTAGAATCCGTAGTGTGAAGCGGCCGGAGTGTCTATGACTGCGTTCACTGTCTTATCTGAACTTACCCTGTCAGTATCGTTCACATTGTCTGTCCTGATGTTGCCCCTCTCGTCAATGGGAGCTACGTAATACTGTTTGTAGTTGAATCCAGATTTTGGAGCGTCCGCCTCCGCCTGTGCCACTATCTGATCGTTGATGGTCTTCTCCCTGTTGTAGGTGCTCATGTAACTGGCAACGGATCCTGCTGTCGTGGCATCTCCGATGATGTCCTTGAATTCCTGTGAATCCACCAGTGTCTTCATTTTTAATCTTAATAGATGTGGCCACCAAGTCTGTGAGAATCCCTCCGCGGCCCTGTTGACATCTTCCACAACATAGTACCTCTTTAGTGCTATGGGTATGGACTCGTCTAAACTGTAATCTTCCTTCATGTGTGGGAATTCTATGACATCTCCTGCCATGGGTTTCCTGCCAATCCTCTCCACTATGTCATTCAAGTGTACCGTGAGGAACAGTGTGTCGTTCTGTAGGAACATACCAAACTGTGAAAGGTTGAAATCAGCGTCTTGCACGTTGTAGATACCCCTAACAACGTACACATCATCCGCGTATTTCCTGTCTCTGTTCTCTAGGAACAGTAGATCCTGTATGGTCCTCTCGTTAAGGCTATCGCCCGAGTAGTTGGGTTGTGTGGGACTTGCGGCACCGTCCTTGTTAGTTTCGCCTTGATTGTATGGGCCCAGGTACTTGTGGAAGTGTAGATCAGTTCCTCCCACCGTAAACATCTCTTTTATGTTGCGGTCAAAGAACTTGTAATCGTTTCCCTTTTCGGGCTTGAAAATCGACAATCTAGGCATATCATACATATTTATTGTATAGTCGAAAGCAATAAATATGAGTATGTCAGAACTTCAAACAGGCCAACAGCAGATATTTGATTATGTGAAGAACAACCTCGGTGAGGGCATGATCGATGTGGAATTGGACCCAAAACACTACCAAACGGCACTGGAAAGAGCCACCAACAGATACAGGCAGAGATCGTCTAATGCTGTGGAGGAATCATACGCTTTCCTTGAATTGAAGAAAAATCAAAACAGTTATATTTTGCCCGATGAAGTGATCAATGTTAGGAACCTCAACAGGAGGACAGTGGGATCAAGGACAGAAGGCGGCGAAGGCGGAACCTTGTTCGAACCGTTCAACCTGGCCTACACCAACACCTACCTACTGAGGGCGGGTGCCACGGGAGGACTAGCAACCTATTACGCCTTCGCAAGTTACCAAGAACTAGTGGGCAAAATGTTTGGAAGTTTCATTCAGTTCCACTTTGACGTGGCAACGAAGAAACTGACCATCACGCAGAGACCGAGGGCAGACAACGAGACCGTGTTGATGCACACCGACAACTACAGACCGGACATAACATTATTCAAAGACATCTATGCCAAACCATGGATCAGAGACTACACCTTGGCCGTGTGTAAAGTCATGCTGGGCGAGGCCAGAGGCAAGTTTAACACCATAGCGGGACCACAGGGTGGAACCACGCTGAACGGTGACGCACTCAAGAACGAAGGCAACGCGGAGATGGAGAGACTTGACCAAGAGATCGGCAACTTCCAAGAAGGTGGCACACCACACAGTTTTGTTATTGGTTAATTCAGGCCAAACAACATCTAAATAACATTAATGAATAAAAAAAATTATAAGAATTATTCTGACCTCACGCTAGATGAACTAGAAACACTGGTACAGGATCTAGAGAACATGAGCATATTGGCCTTGAAACAGCACAAGAAAGGGCTGAGAATTTCCATCCTGAAATCTGTCAAAGAAGCAATCAAAGAGATTGAAAAACGTCTGAAAAAATAGTATAATAATCCTATGCTGATAGGAGTGGTAGGATTAATAGGTTCTGGTAAAGACACTGTCTCGAAAAGATTAGAGCAAAAACACGGATTCCGCAGGGATTCTTTCGCCAAAAGTCTGAAGGATGCTGTGAGCGCCATGTTCAACTGGGATCGCGAGATGCTGGAAGGCAACGGTGACGACAGCAGGCAGTGGAGGGAACAGCCCGACGAGTTCTGGTCAAAGAAGTTTGGCAAGACAGTCACACCGAGATGGGTGCTACAACACTTCGGTACTGAAGTGATGAGACAGCACATGCACGATGCCATATGGATTGACAGTTGTTTGTCGAGATACGATGGCCAACCAACAGTGATTTCTGATACAAGATTCCAGAAC